GATCCCGCCCGCGTGGCTGTCACGCCCGTACTGGGTCGATCCGGCAGGCGGTCACAGGTACGGATTCCCCCGACTGTACGATCCGGCGACGGATGGCGATATGACCGCGTGGCTGATTGCGAATGGCTACCCGGAACGGCTGGCGATGCAAGAGTTGGCATGCACGTTCACGGCCTGCACAGATAGTGGCGAAAAGTGACAGTTTCTGTGTCGCCCGCAATCCGTTTTTGCAACACATCAGGAATGATATGTCTCCAGTAGCGACACTTCGATTCCGCCTCCCCGACGAGCAGGGCGACTTCGACGCCGCCCGGCTGGGACGGCAGGCACTGCTCGCCCTGTGGGAGATTGATGAAAAGTGCCGCAGCCTGCTTAAGCACGGGCAGCCCAGCGACGAGACGGCACGGCTGGCAGAGGAGATACGGGGCATGATCGACGGGGAGCTACTGGAGACCTAGCCGACCCCCTCCGGCCGCATGGCCGCCCCTGCGAAACTGCGGGGCATGATCGACAGCCTGTGCCACCTGGCGGCCCACGCCTACCACTGCGGCGAGATTGAGGCCGGCCGCCGCGCGTGCGAGCGGATCCTGTCGACGCCGGACGTGCCGGCCGAGATCGCCATGGTGGCCCGGGCGAATCGGATCGTCTACACGCCGCTGCTCGAGCAGCTGGCCAGCCCGACGTTTCACCGGATCGACATCGACCCGGCCCACGACGGCTGGTCGCTGTTCAATCCGACGGTCATCGCCCACGGCGGCGACCTGGTCGCCATCGTCCGCTCGTCGAACTACCAGATCGTCGACGGCCGCTACGTCATGCCGGAGGCGGACGGCCAAACGATCCGCACCGAGAACCTCCTGGTCCGGTTCGACGCCGACCTCCGGCCCGTGTCGCGCCGGCCGCTCGAGGTGACCTACCCAAAAACGGAATACCCTGTCGACGGCCTGGAGGACTGCCGGCTGCGGGCGGTCGGGACGGGCCTCGGCGTTTCGGCCACCGTGCGCAACGTGGCCCCCTTCGACGGGCGGTGCCGGATCGCCATCGGCACGATCGACCTGGCCACGGCCACCGTCACCGACCTCCGGGTCTTGGACGGGATCACCACCCAGGACCACGAAAAAAACTGGATGCCGATCGGCCGGCGGGGCGGGTGGGTCTACGCCTGCCGGCACGACGGCCACGTCGTCACGATCGACCAGGACCCCGACCTCCCGGGCGGCTGGCAAATCGTGCGGCGGAGCCCGGCCCCGGCGATCGCGAGCGAGTTCCGCGGCGGGTCGCAGCTGGTGCCGTTCCGCGGTGGCTGGCTGGCCGTGATCCATGAGGTGGCCCACACCCCGCGGGGCCGGTCCTACGAACACCGGTTCGTATGGTTCGACGAGCGGCTGGCCCTGGCCAGCATGTCGCAGCCGTTCTGGTTTCGCGAATCGCGGGCGATCGAGTTCGCCGCCGGGCTGGCGATCCTGCCGGGCCGGGTGATCGTGTCGTTTGGCGTGCGGGACGCTGAGGCCTGGCTGGTCGAGCTGGGGGAGGAGGAGGCGTGGCGACTCTTGTCACCGGTTACGTCCGGCTGAGTTCCGGCCACCGGCCCCACGCCCGCTACCTCGAGCTGGGCCGGCGGCTGATCGGCCTGGCCCTGCCCACCGTCTGTTTCTACGACGGGTCCGCCCACGAAATCATTCCCACGCCGCGGACGCGGGTGCGGCCCGCGGGCCTGGCCCATTGCTGGATGACCGACTACGCCCGCGACTGCCGGCCGCCGGCCGGCTCGCCCATGAAAGACACGGTCGGCTACACCGTGGTCCAGCACCAGAAATCCGCCTGGCTGGCCGAGGCCTCGCGCATGACCGGCGACCACGTCGTGTGGGTCGACTTCGGGATCTTCCACCTGAAAGCACCGATCACCGACCGGATGGTTCGCGAGTTTTTCGCGCGGGTGGAGGCGGCCCCGCCGGACCGGATCACGATCGCCGGGATCTGGCCAATGGTGAACCGGCCGTTGATCGACTGGGCAAAGCCCGCCTGGTACGTCGCCGGTGGCGTGGTGGTCGTGCCGCCCGGCCTAGCCGAGTGGTTCCATGACACGACGGTGAAATACGCCACGCTCCAGCTGGAGGCCAGCGGCCAGACCACCTGGGAGGTCAACACCTGGTCCGCCATGCTTCGCGACCACCGGGACAAGTTTCGCGTCTACGCCGCGGATCATGACGAGACCCTGTTCACCGGCTACGGAGGCCCCAGCCCATGAAAGCGATGGCAGTCACCGGGTTTGTTCACGCCCCGTTCCCGGCCCGGCACCTCACCCCCGGCCGGTGTGCCGATCTGGGTGGCCGGCTGAAGGCCGCATTGGGCGACCGGCTTCACGCCTTTAACGCCGGCTGGCGTCTCGAGGACTGCTGGGCCTACCGGCTGCTGGACGCCAATCCCGGCCTGTTGCCGTCGTGTGCCAACCCGCCGGCCGACCGGTTCCATACGCCGCACGACATGACCCGGTCGAATATCGTCCTGTTGCAACGCTACTGGTGGATGCGGCAGGCCGCCGAGTTCTATCCCGACGTCGACGTGTTCGCCTGGATCGAATACACGGTCTTGAAACAGAACGGCGTCACCGAGGACGTCCTACGGGCGTTTGTCGACGACCTCGAGCGGCAGCCCTGTGACGCGATCACGCTGCCCGGTTGCTGGCCGAAGGGGCCGGTGAACGACGCCGAGGCCCACTGGCGGTTCGTCGGGTCGTGCTGGATCTGCCCCCGGCAGCTGGCCGCCCCGTTGTTTGACGCGGTCGAGACGGTCGCCAGCCTGCGGGCCAGGCTGACCGGCCGGCTGTCGTGGGACATGAACACCATGGCCTACGTCGAGCTGCTGGAAGCCCTGCCGGTGCGATGGTATCCGGCCAACCATGACGAGACCCAGTTCACCCACTACCGGAGGATTCAATGACGCTGCTTTGCCAGTTGGCCGACAAGCACATGACCGACAAGGGCGGCCAATCGACCGTCTACGGGGGCGTGTCGGGCGACACCTGCCACAACTACACGCCGGCCTACCACGCCATGCTGGGCGATCGCCGCGAGTCGGTGCGGCGGGTGCTCGAGGTGGGCGTGAATGCTGGCTCGTCGCTGCGAATGTGGGAGGAGTATTTCCCGGCCGCCGAGGTGATTGGATTCGACATTCGGACCGAGGTGCTGTTCACGGCCGGGCGGATCCGGTGCTATCAGGCGGACCAGGGCGTCCGGCAGTCGCTCCAGGCGGCCGTGGCCGCGGCCGGGGGCGGGCTGTTCGACCTGATCATCGACGACGGGTCGCACCTCGACGCCCACCAGATCGTCACGGCCGAAACGCTGCTGCCGCTGCTGGCCCCGGGCGGCGTCTACGTCATCGAGGACATCGACATCGACTGTCGGCCGGAGCTGCTGGCGGACCGGATCACCGCCCCCGACGGGCTGCGGTGGGAGGCGGTCGAGACCGGCGTCCACATCGGCAAGGCCCGCTGCCGGCCGGGCTGCGAGTTCTGCGGCGGGCAGGCGGGCGAAACCCTGATCGTCTGGAGGCGGGCGTGAAAATCGGCGTCTACGCGCTGGCAAAGAACGAAGAGAAACACGCGATCCCGTGGGCCGAGTCGTGCCAGGACGCGGACGTGCGGGTGGTCACCGACACCGGCAGCACCGACTCCACCGTCCAGCGGCTGACCCTGGCCGGCGTGACGGTGGCCACCGGCTACGTCTGCCCGTGGCGGTGGGACGAAGCCCACAACCTGTCGCTCCACCATTTGCCGCCGGACGTCGACGTGGCGATCCGCCTCGACCTCGACGAGCGGCTCCAGCCCGGCTGGCGGGAGGCGGTCGAGCGGGCCTGGGTCGACGGGACGAATAACCTTCGGTATCGCTACGTCTGGTCGTGGGCACCGGACGGCCGGCCGGGCCTCGTCTTCTACTGCGACCGGGTCCACGCCCGGGCCGGGTTCCGCTGGACCGGGGCGACCCATGAGGGCCTGGTGTGCTGGAAGGGTGACCGGCGGGTCCGGGTGGCCGAGGGGCTGGAGATCCACCACCACCGCGATCCCGGCAAGCGGCACGTCACCGACCTCGAGCTGCTCCGCGTGGCCGTGGCCGAGGCCCCGCACGACGCCCGGGCGCGGTGGTATCTGGCCCGCGAGTGTGATTACCTGAACCTGGCCGAGTCGGCAGCCCAGTGGGCCGCATACCTTCGGATGCCGGACGGCAGCGTGACCGAGCGGGCCTACGCCCTGCGGGCGTTGTCCCGGGTGACCGGCGAGGAAGCCCACCTCCACCGGGCCGCCCGGGAGGCGACCTGGGAGCCCGACGCCTGGGAGCATCTGGCCCAGGCCCACTGCCGGCGACGGGAGTGGCGCGAGACGCTGGCGTTTGCCCAGGTCGCCCTCCAGGCCGACGGCGAGCCGACCCACGCCACCGACCCTAACGCCAAGATCCGAGCGGCCGACCTTGCCGCCATGGCCGCCTGGGAGCTGGGCATGCGGCCACAGGCCCTGCAGTTGGCCGAGGATGCCGTGGCACGATCACCGCTAGACGACCGCCTGCGGGCCAACCTGGAGGCCATGCGGCGGTTGGTGGAGGCCGCAGCGTGAGCACCGCCCGCGAGATCGCCGACGCCCTGGCCGACAGCCTGGACGCCTACACGTTCACCGCCGTCACGCCGGAGGTGGTGCGGCGGAACTGGCCCAGCTACGACATCGAGGACATGGCCGACCCCGTGGTGGCGGTCATGCCGGGAGCGATCGAGACCACCCGAGCGGACCGGGTTCATTGGCAGTACGACTACGCGATCGTGGTGTTCGTCGGCCGCCACGCCCCGACGGAGCAGCTGGCCGACGACACCCTGGCTCTGGCCGAGGAAATGGTGGACGCGATCCGCCAGCACGACTGGGACGAGGCGGTTACCTGGCCGACCGGCGTGACCAGCCCGATGGAGGTCGAGGTCAACCTGAACCCTGACGAAGGGCTCCAGGAACGAAACGTCTGGCGGGCCGTGATCACGGCCACCTATCGCGTCCACCGGACGTAAGGGGGCGGCCATGCGAACGACGGTCAAGGTGCGGGCCAAGGTCAACACGGCCCACGTCAAACGACGCTACCAAGCCGGGCGAAACAAGAGCCTGGACAGGATCGGCTCGTTCACAATGCAGTCGGCGAAAAAGCAGTTCTTGAACAAGCAGCCCAAGAAAAAGCCGGAGTGGCGACGGGTCGGCGAGCAAAACGGAATCCCGGTGCTCGAGGTCACGTTCAGGCCGCCGACCACCGGCCGGGTCACCAGCTGGAAGACCGGCCGGGGCCGGGCTGCCAATGGGTTTTTGCGGGGCAGCGTTCGCTACGATCGCGACGACCGCAAGGGCTCGGTGGTAATCGGGCCGGCCGAGCGGACGGTGTGGCTCAACAAGATCCAGGAGTTCGGCGGCAGCCGGACAGTCGCATACCGCTACCTGTCGCGGTCGCCGGTCAAGCAACTCAAGGGCGGCCACGCGATCCCGCAGGGCATGGGCCGCGGCAGCAAACGGGGCGGCCGTGACGCCAAGGGGAGGTTTCTAAAGGGCACCGGCGGCGAGGCCTACGTCGTGATGCGCAAGGACGCCCAGACCGGCAAGCGGACCAAGGCCGGCGTGTTCAAGACGGAAAGCGGCAAGGTCAAGCCGGGCCGCTACATGGCCCAAGGCCTCGACAAGGTCAGGCAGCGGATCCCCAAGGCGTTCGCCAACTTCGTGTCCGGCCCGTGACGCCAGACCCCCTGCGGGCCTGCCCCCGGCCGGGGCTACCGTGAGCGAACAACCGCCCACGGGAGCACCTCACAGCCATGTCAGTCCAGCTCGGCAAAGACGTCACGATCACGGGCATCACCAACGCCCGCACCGTCACCGTCAACAATTCCGCCGCGGAAGTGGACGTCACCAAACTGGGTGACACCAGCCGCAAGTTCAAGAAGGCCATGATCGAGCAAACGGTCGAGGTCGAATGCGTCGACGTCCCGGGCGTGGAGGTCGGCGACACGTTCACGCTGTCGGGCTCCAGCACCGGAAACGTCGTGTACGTCGTGACCAACGTGGCCGAGGCCGACCCGATCGACGGGATCAAGACGTTCACCGTTTCAGCCAGCCGCAACCATTCGCAATCGTAATCAGGGAGACCCGCACTCATGGCCATCACGCTCGGCAAGGACGGTTCCGCCCCTCCCTTCGGTACGGACGTCATTTCGGCGACCTATACGGAAGAGGTCGAGATCATCGACGTCACCAACCGCACCAACAAGGGCGGCACGTCCGGCAATCCCGGTTTCCGGGCCTACAAGTCTGGCCTGACCAGCAAGCTGTGGGAGATCGAGTGCCACAACGCCACGGGCCTGCTGACGGCGCTCCAAAGCAATACGCCGACCAGTAGCTTTCTCGTGATGGGCATCACGGAAAACATTTCGATCGACGGAGCGGTGACCTACACCGTGACCGCACGGGAGGGCTGATCCCGTGCCGATCACGCTGGGCAAAGACGCTACGGTGTCGGTCGGGTCGTCCGTAGTCGGCGTCCGCAACGTCACATTCAGCAGCTCGGCCAGGACGATCGACATCGAGGAATACGCGAGCCGATTCGTTTCGGTCTACCAGACCGGGCGAGACGGCTCGGTGTCGATGGAGGTCAACGACGACACGTCGTTGTCGTCGTTGTTTTCGGCGCTGAACAACGGCACCGAGGTTACCGTGTCGGGCGGTTCGGGCGGCTGGTCTTTCCCGGCGGTCATCACGTCGATCGGCGAGAACGCAGCCATCGACGGCGTGGTGACGTTTCAGATCGAGGCCAAAATGACAAGGAGCGGGCTACGGTGAAAGAGTTCCGAGACGACCAAGGCCGGCCGTGGATGGTGGCGTTGACCGTCGCCGCCGCTGATCGGGTCCGCGGGCTGGTCACGCTGGACGTGACCGAAGACGTCGACCAGCCGGACGGCAGCGTCAAGCGGCAGACCCGCCCGGTTCCGTTCGACCTGATCGACGCTGGCAGCATTGCCAGGACGCTCGAGGTGCTGCGAAACAACTACGGCAAGATCGGCGAGATCCTCTACGCGATCTGCCGGCAGCAGGCCGAGGACAAGAAGCTGACCCGCGACCAGTTTCTGGACGGGCTCCGCGGCGATTCGCTCGAGGCGGCCCAGCTCGCCCTGGAGTCGGAGCTAGTCGATTTTTTCCCGCCGGGCCTCCGCAAGATGGTCGCGCTCATGGTCGCCAGAATCCGCGAAATGGCCGACCAGGTAATGAGCCAGGCGGAGGCCGAGCTGGCAGGAACGACGGCGGCGGAACTGCTCGCACGATCTGGGACACCATCTGGGAGTGTGCCGGAATCCTCGGAATCCACCCCGGCGAGTGGACCTTCCGAAACCTCCTCACCGCACGAAACGCCCGACTCGAAATGGACTGGTGGCATACCGCCAACCTTCTCGCCCAAACCGCCAACCTCCACCGGGCGAAGCACGCGCCGAGCGTCGACCCAGCCCGCCTGAACCCGTTCACCAAGAAGAAGGCCGCCCGCCAGGCCACGCCCGAAGAGATCCAAAAGCTGCTAGGCCCTGACTGGCATGAGGTCAAAACGTCATGAGCCGAGTTAGAGGCGGGCAAGTATTCGTCGAGATCGGGGCCGATCCCCGCCGGCTGTTCAAGTCGCTTCAAGACCTGAACAAGCACATCGGCAAGCTGGGGTCGCAGCTGACCGGCCTGGGAACGCGAATGAGCGCGTTTGGTGCGGCGCTCGCCGCCCCGCTGGCCTTGGCGACCCGGCAGTTCGCCACGTTCGATGATGCGATCCGGGCGACGGCGGCCGTGTCGGGGGCGAGCGGCACCGCTCTACAGTCTCTCAACGACAAGGCCCGCGAGCTGGGGGCGACCACGTCGTTCACCGCGGTCCAGGTCGCCAACCTCATGACCGAGTTGGGCCGGGCCGGCTTCCGGCCGGACGAGATCGAGGCCATGACCGGGGCGGTGCTGGACCTCGCCAGGGCCACCGGCACCGACGCCACGCTGGCGTCGGGCATCATGGCGGCAACGCTGCGTCAGTTTAGCCTTGGGGCTACGGACGCCACCCGGGCGGCCGACGTGCTGACAAAGACCGCCAACGCCACATTCAACACGGTCGAGGGCCTGGGCGAATCGCTGAAGTACGCCGGCCCGGTGGCCAAGTCGTTGGGCATGTCTTTGGAAGACACGGCCGCCGTCCTGGGCGTGCTGGGCAACGTCGGCATCCAAGGAAGCGAGGCGGGCACCGCCCTGCGGCGGTTGTCCGTGATTGCGGCCGGGGCGGGCAAAGAACTGGAAGCCATTTTTGGCGTGACCAACACGGACGCCGCCGGCAACCTGAAGCCGTTGGTCGACATTCTGGACGAGATCAACACCGTGACGGCGAACATGCCCGTCGCCGAGCGGACGGCCAAGATGGCCGACGCTTTTGGCCTGTTGGGGATCACGTCGGCCAACGTGCTTTCGCAGACTGCCGGGGGCGTCCGCGGGCTGGCCGAGCAGTTGCAGAACGCCGAAGGCACCGCCGCTCGCACCGCCAAGGAAATGGACGCCGGCCTCGGCGGGGCCACGCGGATCGCCCTGTCGGCGATCGAGGGCACGGCCTTGGCGATCGGTGACGCGCTGGCCCCGTCGCTCCAGTTCCTGGTCGAAGGCATCGGCCACGCCGCGAGTACGCTGACCACGTTCATCAAAAACAATCAGGAGATGGTGGTCGGGGTGGCGAAGGGGATCGCCACGTTCGCCGGAATCTCGGCGGCCATCCTCGGCATGGGCGCGGCCCTGTCGGCGGTGGCTGCGGCCTTCGGCCTCGTCCTGTCGCCGATCGGCCTGATCGTGGCCGGCGTCGTGGGCCTGGTCGCCGCCGTCGATCAGGCGACCGGCGTCCTGGGCCAGCTGGCCGGAATCGCGACCACGGCATTTGCCGGGATTTACGACGCCCTGGCTGCCGGTGATCTCGGTCTGGCCATGGAGATCATGTGGACCGGCCTTCAGGCGGCCTTGCTCCGTGGCGTCGATGCCACCATGACCACCTTCGACTCCTGGGTGGCCTTTCTCCAGAACACGTTCACCTATGCCGGCGTCGGGCTGGCCGCCGCGTGGGAGGCCATGTGGAACGGAATCGTCGGCGTCTTGAACGTTAACAAAGCGATCGTGCTGGGCGTGGTCGACAACATTGTCAACGGCGTGATGGCGGCGTTTGACGCGATGGTTGCCGCCGTTCGCAAATCGTGGAACTACGTTCAATCGTTCATCGTCCGAGGCTACGACCTGGCCAAAGAAAACTCCGCAGTCGACAGCGAGATGGCCGCCCGTGCCCAGCAGCGGGCTGCCTCGAGGCCGGGAGTCGTCGGCCGGGTGGCCGCGGCCCAACAGGAGAACGCCCAGGCTGCGGCCGCCTCCCAGTCTCGCGTCGACGCCATGCAGCGAAACGCCGACCAGATCGCCCAGGGTCGGCTGGACGAAAACGAACGACGCCGGCAGGGCCGACAGGGCGAGGCCGAGGCCTTGGAGACCAAGGTCGGCGAGCTGCGGGAGACGGCCGCCGACCGCCGGGCCGTGGCCGGCCAGGTCGGCGACCTCGACCGGTCGCTCGGCAGCGTCACCGGCATGGATGAACTACAAGCCCTGGCCAGCACCTTCCGCGAGCTGCGGGACAGCGGCAAGCTGTCGTCGGAGCAGCTCGAGCGGCTCGAGGGTTCGCTGGATGCGGCCTCGGAGCGGGTCATGGAGGCTGGCCTGTCGGGCAGCAACGACACCCGCCAGGCTGCCGCAGCCGGGGCCGCCGCGGCCCAGGCGACCGCCACGACGTCCGCGGCCGAGGTGGTCGGCACGTTCAGCGGTGCCGCGCTGGGCCAGCTGGGGTTCGGCAGCAACCTGGCACAGAAGCAACTCGACACGATGAAACAGATCGAACAGAACACCCGCGACCCTATGGCCGGCCTCGTCGCCGACTGACATCATGCCAGCCTTTACCTGGGTCGAAGACAACTCCAGCCGCGGGGCCACGATCCACCGGCTGGGCCGCAAGGCCACCAGCACCTACCGGAAGTCGTGGAAGATCTTCGGCAGCGACAACGACATCCTGATCCACGATGACGTCGGCCAGACGCTGTGGCGTCAATACATGTTCTGGCAGTATCCGGGCCAGCCAGAAAACCGGCTCCAGGCCGAAAGCTATTCGCTCGAGTATCTGGGCGACAAGGCTTGGCAGCTCGAGGTCACCTACACGAAGGACGGGGCCGAAGACGGCGAAGAGCCGGAGCCACTGAAGCGGTCGCGGTCGTTCGACACGGGCGGGGCCACGCAGCACATCACGCAGGCGATCCCGGTCGGGGAAGGCGAATCGCTCGATTTTGAGTTTCGGTATCCCAGCACGGCCGCCAACCAGTCGGGGGCGATCGGCGTCGACGGCGACAACGTCAACGGGGTCGACATCATCGTCCCGCAGCTGACCTGGACCGAGACCTACGACGTCCCGCATCAGTTCATCACGACCAACTACATCAAGGCCCTGTCGAAGGCGACCGGCAGCGTGAACGACGCCAACTTCCGCGGCTTCGCCGCCGGGGAGGTGCTGTTCACCGGGGCGAGCGGATCGCAGCAGTGGGACAGCGACAAGGGCGACGGCCCCTGGAACCTGTCTTATAAGTTCGTGGCGTCGGCCAACTACGGCGCTGGCAAGACCATGCCCGCGATCACCATCGGCGAGATCAGCAACATCGCCAAGGACGGCCACGACTACCTCTGGGTCCGATACGAAGACTCGGTCAACAGCAACGCGCTCATCAAAAAGGCCAAGGCGGTGTACGTCAATCGCGTCTACCGGCGGGCCGATTTCTCGCAACTCGGTATTGGGGTGGACTGATGGGCCAAGGTCGCGTCAACCCAGGCCAGAAACTCACGACGGCCTTCTCGGCCCGGGCGTGGAACCGCGCCCAGGACGCCGCCGACATCGTGCTGGGGGATCGCGGCGGGCTGGCTGGCGACGGGCCGAGCTACTCGCGACCCAACCTGGTAGTGACCGTTCGAAACCAGTCAGGCGGCCTGGCCCCGCGGTTTGGCGTGCTGTCGATCAGTGACGTGATGATCAACCCCAACACCTCGGAAGCGACCGAAGCCACGTTCGCCGATCGGCCGGTGCTGGTGGGCGTTCGCCCAAATGTGACTTTGTACGGCGACAAGTTTGTGATTTGCCTCGAGCCAATCGCGAACAACGCCTACGGCCGGGCGATCATTTCCGGCATGTTTGCTTGCAAGGTGCGGGTCAACCAAACGTCGCACAACTACGCCACCGCGAAGCTGGACGACCGGGATCAGCTGCAGTCGAGCACCTGCGGCCCCGTGCTGCTTTTGTGGAAAGATGTGGCCGGCTGGTCAACGAGCGACCGCGACGACCGCTGGGCCGTGGGAGTTATGTGATGCCGCGGGGTGACCATTGCCGGTGCTGCGGCCTCGGTCTCGCGCTCGCCAACTTCCAAGGCGTCCATTCGGCCTGGAACTTCTACAGCTGGGTCGTCGGGCTCGACACTGAGGCAGATAACGACGGCTGGATCGTCGCCACGCGGGCTCCGGATTTTTCTAAGGCCCCGGCATTTTATGAAATAGACCCGTGGCCAAACCCGGATGTAGTCACTCGCCCTTTCCGCCCGACCCTACTCCGGTTGGCCTACAAGGTCGACCCCGACGCCGAGACGTTTCGGCTCCAGATCAGGCTCCAGATGGAGGGGGCCAGCGATCTCGACTGGCGGTGGGATCTTGAATATGAAATGACGTTTGCCGACTACGACACGCTAATTGCGGAAGGCCGGCTCCGACTAAATGACTATTTGGTGAGCGCGACCCACTCCGGGTTTACGTCGGCCAACAATTCAGGCGAGGGCAGCGTGCCCACCAACACCCAGGACGGCTGGGGAGACTTCGTGCTGGTGTGGCCGCGGTTTGCGGCAGACTGGAGCGGAAAGCGGCTGGTGGTGACGGCCAGCACCGACACGCCAATCAAAAACACGACGGAGTTGTCCGGCTTTCCGCTGCCGCCGATTAACCTGTCGTGGCTGGAGACGCCGTTTGAGTTCGTGTTTGATCAAGACTCTTTCGTTGAGGTGACCAGCGGCTATCAGCGCTATTACGACGACCTCCAGACCAACACCGCGTGTTACCAGTTTTTTGGGGCTAGGCATTTCGACATTGCTAACACCGCCGTTCAGCAAGGTCCCGACCGAGTGGCCGGCCTTGACTCTTCGGTGGCTTGGCTGCGGTTTCGCACCGGCAATGGCTCTGTTCTTGGAAACACATGTAACGGGGCGTCCGCCAACGGCCAGGTGGCAATGGATTGGCAGATCGGGAGCGTCTGGTGGAAAGCGTTTGAGAATGACGGAGTCGTGGTAGCAACGGACTACAAGGGCCTGGGCAGGTCCGCGTCACCGGTGCTGCACACGGCAACCACGTTTACACGCGAGCCGTTAAACGAGTTTGATTCCAACGACCCGACCGGGTCCGTGTTTCCGATCAGCTACACGCTGTCGCTCCTGCCGATCGAATGACCGTCCGGTGTGAGATCGGGCCAGACCTTCGCTGCCGGCGCTGCGGCCGCTTGGCATCAAGCCGGGCGGCCAGACGAAACTGCCGGGCCGGGCCGGGCCTCGGCGACATGGCCGCCGCCAGCCTGGCCGCCGTGGGTGTCACTAAGGAGCGGGTGGCCGCGGCCCTGGGCGTGCGAGACTGCGGCTGCGATCGCCGCCGTGAACTGCTGAACAAAGCCGGGTATTGGCTTGGCATCGGCACGCCACCCCCTCCGCCATCCAGCCCGACCGGCTGAAAATGCGGGCGAAAACGGCATTTGCGTTTTCGACCTTGTCCGCACACTAGACGGCAGGAGGCCCGGATGGCCAGGCGGCGCGTTCAGCGGACGGTTTACATCGGCGAGCAACGGTGGAAGATCCGCCGGGCCAAACTGCGCGGCAAGTACGGCGACTGCGACTACGCCAAGCGGACGATCAGGATTCACCAGACCCTCGCCGGGGCCGAGCTGATGGACACGCTGCTCCACGAACTGATCCACGCGAGGTGGCCCGACCTCCTGGAATCGAGCGTGGAGGAGTTCGCATCGACGCTGGCCGGCGTGTTGGATGCGGAGGGATTTTGCAGGCCTGCGGACGCGGGGGGCTGATGGCCAACACTCGCGACATCGTGGCCGAGATCAAGGCCGACATCCCGCGGCCCAGGACCGGCCGGTGGCATGACAGGCTGACCACGGACCAACAGGCCATGGTCGACGTCATCGCGGCCGCGTGGGTCGCGGGCCAGTTCGGCCAGGCGGCCCGGGCCGTAGCCCCGGCGATTGCGAAGAAGCTGAAAGAGGCCGGGATCCATGTCACCCCTTACACGGTGCGCGAATGGCTGGGCGGGCTCAAAAGGTCGTGAGCGACATTCTGGAAGCGGTGGCCAGCGACCAGCAGCTGGCCGCCGACGCCGAGATTGCGCGGCTGCGGAGCGAAGTGGCCACCCTCAAAAGCCGCTACAAGGCGGCGCTAGGCCAGATCGACCGCGAGCGGGAGCGGGCCGACGCGATCGCCGGGCTGGCCGGCATCAAGGCCAAGGCCGCCACGCCTGGCCGCCTGACCAAAAACGCCAAGGGGGCCGCGACCGTCATCGTGGCCCTGTCGGACTGGCACGTCGAAGAGCGGGTGGACCCGGCCACGGTCAACGGCCTGAACGACTACGACCTGGACGTGGCCGACAAGCGGATCGCCGAGCTGTCGGAGCGGTTCGCCGTCTTGCTCGAGCATCAGCGGCAGTTGGTGAAGGTGCCGAGGGTCGTGGTCTGGTGCGGAGGCGATTTCCTGTCCGGCCACATTCACCCGGACACCGCCGAGCTGGCCCAGTTGTCGCCCTTGGCGGCGATCCGGTGGGCCGGCGAGCGGATCCGCGGGTTTATTGACATGGTCGCCGGCATGACCGACGAGGTGATCGTGGCGACCAACTCTGGCAACCACGGCCGCTCCACCGAAAAGCTGCGGATCGGCACGGAGATGGATCACTCGTTTGAACAACACCTGTACCTCACGCTGGCCGGCCAGGAGAAACGCAAAAACGTCCGCTGGCAAGTCGGGGAAGGGTATTTGAACGTGGTCGACCTGGACGGGTTCCGGGTGCGGTTCCACCATGGCCACGCGGTTTCTTACGGCGGGGGCGTGGGCGGGATCACGATCCCGACGAACAAGGCGATCGCCGCCTGGGACAAGATTGACCGGGCTGATCTGACGGTCTTCGGGCACTGGCACCAGTTTTCGTGGCTGCGGGCCGGCCGCTACGTCTCCAACGGAAGCCTGATCGGGCACTCGGCCTACGCCACCCGGATTAAGGCTAGCTACGAACCGCCCTGCCAGGCCTTCGTCGTGATCGACCACAAGCGCCGCGAGGTGACCGACGCCAAGCCAATCTTTTGCGACCGCGACCTAGAGAAGCGGGCCGCCGGATGATCCTGAACGCCGACCACCTGGCGGACATCCGCCGCCGCAAGAATCGTTTTATGGGCCAATGGACCGGCACCGCCGGGTCGTTGGCCGCCGACTGTCACTTTCTCATGGAGGACCGCAAAGAGATGGCCGCGACGATCGACAAGCTGGAACAGGAAAACGCCGACCTCCGCCGGGCGGTGGAGGAGCGGCTGGGCGGGTCATGCTGCGACGGCGGGCAGTGCCACCCGCAGGCGGTGGCCGACGAACCGGCGTCGATCCCGGTCGACTGGATCCTCCGGGGCGAGGCGGCGCTAAAGGCCGAGCGCGAGATCCCGCGGTTTCGGGGCGACAGCATCATGGCGGCCGCCCCCGACGCGGAGGCCCCGCCGGCGGAGCAGCTGCTGCTCCAGACGCTCGAGGTGATCCGCGACCGCCGGCCGAAGTACGGCGGGCCGAAAAAGCATTTCGCCCGCACGGTCGGCATGATTAACGCCGCGTTCGCCGAGGTGCTGAAACGTCCGCTGACCGAGGC